CAAGCTAAATCTTTTTCTATATCATTCAAAACTTTGCGTAAGTGTGGATGTTTTTTTAAAACCAACTCAATTATTTCTAAAGTTACCGATTCCGCACCACTCAAAGCATACTCATGCATTCGTTCATGCTCCCAATCTAATTTCTGGGGGTCAATGACCGTTTCATATTCATGATCGACATATTGTTTAGCCGCTTGTTTGATTGCGGTGTACATCACTCAACCTCCTCTGCAAAAACACTAACAGAAAAGGTATCATCCCCAGATTGATCTTCGTCCCAGATACGATCTTCATTCACAATCCGTTTTGCATTTTCTAAGGAAGGTTCCATTTCCTTATCTTCGAACTCATCCTGATCTATAAAGAAAACATTTGTTTGGGTGACGGTAACTTTAAAACGCGTGTCAACTTCCCAGATATGTTCTAACGTCCAATCGTGTCCGTCGTCTGTTTGTTTCCAATCAGGTTCTTCGTTCTTTATTTCATCCTCACGGGCTATTGCCCACGCTTGTTCTTCGTTGTCGGCTTCTATTATTGCTTCAAAACCAACATCTTTTGTGGCGGTGACTTTAAACTTTGGCATCTTCACCATCCTTTTTAATATCCCAAGTTCCATGATCCAAATCGCTAAACATAAAGTTTCTTAAAAACTTTTGTTTAGCTTCCTCAAAATTTTCCGCTTCAACAACTTCTGAGATTTCGACTTTTACATCAAACAACATCAGTTCACCTCCGTAGCATTTTGAAGGTTTTTAAAACGATCCAACAAAACTCTATTTTTGACGGTGTAATTATCGGCCAACGCATCTTTTAAAACTTTTATAGAATTTTCTAACTGCTCAATAGCATTGTCTATTAAGTGATGGTTAGGTATTTCGGTATTTAATTCTTTATCATCTGATTTTTTACAATCATTCAAAATACTTTTAAAAAATTGTAAATCACCATTCAACGTAGTTAACTTCTGATTAAGATGATTTTCCAACATAAAATAATTAACGTTCATTGAGACACCTCCATTTGTCTTCGTTGTTGCATATGCGATAATATCAAGTGCCTACGGACAAATCAAGCGAAAAATGTTTTCCCAATCAAAATTTTCTTTCTGGTGTATTATGGGTTCAACTTTCAGCCCTTCGAGCTTCAAGTCTACTGCATCACGGCCATGGAACAAAAAGATTTGCTCTGGCTCGTTTTTTGTTTGTAGTTTCTTTACCAAAACCCAAACGCTTGCATTCTTATGATTAGATAACCACGCCACTTGGTGCGGACGTAAATCTACAGCTTTGCCCGCTGTAGCCTTCAACTCTACAAAATGAAAACCACCCTTTTCATCACACAACAAAACATCTGGTATACCGGGCGTTGCCCACGTTTCAAGCCGTGTTGACGAGATCTTCCTCGAACTCTTCTTCAAAGCCGTCCGCATCTGGTTCCAAAAGCCTGCTTCGCGCTTTTGCGCGGTTCTGGGTATTGCTTTCTCCTTGG